TTAAAGATCCCGATGAGGTAAACTCTAAAACTCTGTGAGCAAGAGCTGCGCCTGTTGAACCATCTGATACAGACAAAGTAACATCTGCATCACTTCCAAAATTTACTGCTGTGTAACCACCAGATATTTGTTCAATAATTTGTAAATTTGTATTAGTTTTTGTACCCCATGTACCGGCATTTTCACCAGTTGCTTGAAGTTCAACACCTAAAGGCGTATATGTTGATGCCATAAATTATCTCCTATTATGCAGCGTCACTATAACTTGTATTTGATCCAGTTGCAACATCAGAATATGTATCATTCGAACCTGTTGAAACATTGTTATATGACGTATTTGAACCAGTGTCAACATCGCCATAAGCAAAAATATCTACAGCTCCAATACTAAATGATGCTGATTGTCCTGTTAATCCTACTGTAATATCTGTTAATGAAATGCTACCAACATTAGCGTTAAATGACTGACCAGTTAACCCTAGAGTCATGTCATTAGGATCTAAAGTTCCTACACTTGCATTTAGTGTTAAACTAGATGGTTGAACTACAGCCCCACCTAATCCTATAATTGAACCTTGAGTAAACTCTGCTTGTAATCCTGATGGTTGAACTACGTCATTTGGTATAACTACAGTTCCAATACTGGCACTAAATGATACTCCAGTTAATAATGCTTCTTGTGATGATATACCTTGTGCAGTTCCTTGACTAAATGTTGCGGATACTCCAGAAAGAATAGCTGTTTCGTTTGGTGCTTTTGCCGTTCCTTGACTCAAGGTCATATCTTGACCAGTCAATCCGATAGTCATGTCATTGACTGTTACAGATCCAATTGATGATGTTGTTGATACACCAGTCAATCCAACTTGCATGTCAACCACGGACACTGAACCAACAGAAGATGTAATAGACAATGTGTCGTCTATTGTAACAGGAACAAAAGCCTCACCTTGTGAAAAAGTAGATTCTAAACCGGTTGGTGTAATTATTTGATCAGGTATATCAACTGAACCAACACTAGTTGTAATTTGTATACCTGTTAAAGAAACAGAAACAGTTTGATCAGAAAGATCTCCCCAGCCACCATCACCACTCCATTGTTGGGCACCCCAACCTGTTTTAAGAGTTGTGTCTGCATTCCAATTAGCTTGGCCCCAGGTGAACCTGCCCCATCCTGAAGTTGTCGACATGGTCGACCTCCTACGCTAATCTAATGATTGCTGCTGAAGAATTATTTGCGGGAAATTCTATTTTAAAAGTTCCATTACTAGCAGTTTTATCTCCGCCGAATGCAATTACACAAACGGCGTCAGTAGTTCCTGAACCACCATCTGTTGTTGTGTTGTAAATTAATGCACCATTTGCAGTAAAAGAAGCTGAACTGTAAGTTACATCACTAAAATCTGTAAAAGCTGTTGTGCTTGTTAATCCAACTCCAGTGTTAGTTAGAGTTGCACCACCTGCAGAATATGCAGATCCTGATGTATTTGTAATTTCTTCTGATGTTGAATAGTCTGTTGTAGCAGCACCTAAACTAGCATCACTATCATATAATGCAATTTTAAAAGTGTGACCACCTGAAGATTCAAAACTGTGTTTACCTTGTAAAAGCTCTTGTTTGAAGCTTGAACATATTGCTGATGATATTGC